CTGACGCACAGACTTTAGCAAGTCAATCTGCTTGTATGGTGCTGGTGGCGGCAGCGAGTGAAGCAGAAACTCTTTGTTCAGCGTAGGAATGTCAAACTTAGATCCGTTGTAGTGAACAACTGCGTCTGCTGAATCAATCAGTTTATGAATCTTACGCAACATAGTCTTTGCAGAAGACTGCTTCACAGAGTCAAAGAACACTTCCTTGTCATTGAGCCATTTAGCAGCCCAGCAAAGAACATAGGAAGACTCTAGCAAGTGTTGTGGATTAATATACTGATCACGAAGGCCCCAGATGTGTGCTAAGTTTGGGCTTGTCTCGATATCAAGTAAAAGTATCTTCACTTAAAGATTTCCCAGTTGGTTTCTTCTTTTTGAAGTTTATCGGTCAGTTCTTGGTTTGGGCTTTCAGTTTCAAAAAAATCATCAGGAAGTAAAGATTTAATAATAATCTTCTCACGAATGTCGTAACCATAAATAGATCCTAGAAAAGATACAAACTCTTTTAGCGGAACAGACCAAGGCTCATCTGCGTGAATGTCAGCACAGTAACGAATGTGACGAGAAGCAGGAAAGCCTGCAAGGTCATCTTCTTTTTCACGAAAAATAAACTCATAGTTATTAATCATCTTTGTTTTCCTTTAAATTAATCACCACAAAAACATGGAATAGACTCGTCTGCAAATAAGTCTATCTGCTCTTCTGCCTTACTAATAATTTCATTATAGGTGGGATGATCACGCCTAAAAGTAGCGCCAATCTTATTTTCCATCTCAGCCCACCACACAACTTTTTCTGGATAACGCTTTACAATAGAGAATTTTTGCTTTAAATCTTTAAGATAGCAAAGATCACAATTACCTAGCGGTGTCTTTCCGTTAATTACTGTCAACTTTAAATCAAAAGGACTGTTATTCCAAAATTCTAACACATCCTCTTGAGTAATGCCGTCTTCAGCTAAAGGACATTGTTTCTCATCTTTGTTGTCCTTCATTTTTGCAACTCGCCGTTGTTCATCAGCACGAATACCTACAAAAGTAACGAAGTCTTTATGAGGAAAAACCTTGTTCATTAGTTTAACTTTCAACTCTTGTGTACAAAAACGAGCAAAAGTATTGGGCAGATATTTTTTCTTAACAATTAATTGCTCAAAAGGTTCTCCGGTACGACTAGCGGTAGCGTAATCAACAATGGCATATCCCGGTTTTTCTGCTCGATACTCTACCCAAGTAATAGGGACATTCCAATGATCTTGACAAGCCTTAACAAACTTTAAAGTCTCTTCATCTTCTTTGCCTGTGTTTGCAAAGATAACCATAGAATCTTCTGGAAGTTTCCCATCATTGGCTTCTAAAACTTTGTAAAGCATAAATGCTGATGTTCTTCCACCGCTAAAACTAATAACAGTAGGTTCTACAATTTTATACGGATTCATTTTGTTTAGAAGCCTTTAATAGGTTAAAGAAATACTCTGCATCACAGACTACCAAGGGGCTGCTTCTATTTTGCTTAATAACAACGATAGGCGCTCTTTCTCCAGTCGTGTTTGCTTTCGCTTGCTCAAAGAAGCTGTATACGGCAATTCTATCCCTGCTTTTGCACTCGACAGAAATGCCAATTCGTTTGGCTGCAGTGGGGCTAAACTGGATGTCTTCGCCTTGTGCGCCCATGCTTGTTGATCTGACATCATCAGGCTCCAGTGTCGGGAACATCTTGAGCAGGTAGTCTCTGACCCACTGCTGCAGGAGTCTTCCTTTTTGTTTTGCGCTGCTTGTTTTCAATTGTTATCTTCCTCTTGTTTTTAATCCATGCCTTCGGTATGTGCATCCTAGCATTGGTTTGGTTATGTGACCAAGTCAATGCAAGACACAAGGCATCATCAGTTTCATCAATGACAAACCCAATGGTAAAGCATGGGTGTATCTCAGCCTTTGTAGCGGCTTCCCAGCCTACATCAGCGACTGCATCTACCCACTCTATGTAGTAAACACTGGGGGTTGCCACAGTTGCTCTTTTTCTCTTCGCAGCCATAGTAATTGTCCTTGCTCCGTTAAGTACTCAATGTTGCCATCATAGGCTTCTAATACTGCATTATACAACTCTTGTTCTGTGTTACAACCATCGAGGATCTTCTCAGCCTTCTTTGGGCCAATGCCTTTCAATCCGGGGATGTTATCTGTTCTGTCCCCAGTTAATAACTGAGTGTAGAAGTTCTTGATTGCTTCTTCCTCAGATACATAAAATCTTTTGTTCTTACCAAAGTCGTAGTGCCAACCACGCACATTGTTTAAGTCTTTGTCAATGGAGCAAATGATGTAATCTTCTTCGCCAAGTTCGTATGCTCTGATGGAGACAGCATCATCTGCTTCTTGACCTTCCTGAACTGAAAAAGCCCAAGCATTGATCATATACTCTCGTATAATCCCAAGATGCTTAGGCTTCTCTAATACTCTGTTGCCCTTATAAGGAACTGTCTTGGCTATGTCGTGACGATAATTGGTCTTGCCAGTAAGATAGCCTTCGCAATCATCGGTATCAACATAGGTGTAGACAAGTTCCTCTAAAAACTCTGATGCTTTTCTTAACGCAAGCTTTGCCGGTTCATCATTGCAACCGAAGGCGATACGATAAGCGATAGAATCAGCGTCAATAAGGGCGATCAATGTTAGGCCTTTACAATGGCAACATTGTTACGACCCAGTGTGCGATCCAGCCCAAGGCTACGCAGATAACGACGAACAGCGTTACGAGCCATCTCATAGGACTTGAATCCTTCTTTGAAAGTCTTCAGGGTCAGTTTCTTACCATTTACTTTAACGATATACATTTTCTCTCCTTAAAGAATATCATCGTCTTGATTACTACCTTCAGGCGCTTCATACGCTTGAAGTTCCTCAATCACCAGTTTCTTGATGGTAGCGGAGCGTCCAGTCTTGTTCTTCCACTTCCAGTCATAGGCACTGATAACTGCTACCGCAGTGCTGCCATTACCGATAGCAACATTGGATAGGTCTTCGCCTTTGCCATCAAATACCTTGATAGGCATGGCAGATTTAGCAGTGATGAAGAAACCCTTCTCAGGCTTATCTTCACGCTTACGCACTTCCAAACCGAGACTCTCAAGTGCGCTGACAGCGTTTTCAGACAGATTGCAAAGATCCATCTGATACTTGCCAGACATCTCGTTAGGCTTATTGTGGAAGCACCACATAACTTCAGCCTTAATCTTTACCGGTTTAACTAGATCGTTCATTTTACTTCCTTTCTGAGATACTGCGGTTATGCCCTAGTGGGCGGTTTGTGACTGCAACATCTGCATGGTAATGGATCTTGCAGCCTCTGTCAAGAGAAACAAAGCATAAAGTGGATCACCCTGCAACTCTTCTGACATTCCGATGTTAAGGTTATCATCTGTGTCTTCCCAGATAAAAATACCTTGTTCAAATACTTCTGGATCAATCTTCAATGCGTTTCCTTCCAGTTAAATCCTACACGATACTCGCCTGTCAAGGGGCAGCGCATGTTTAATACCTTGCCTGCTTCCTCGATCGCCTCCACGCCCATCTTACCAACCCTATCAGCGTCCTTCTCAATAACTTCAATCTGCCATTCGTCATGTACATTCGCTACGAAGTGTGCATCTATCTTGTGAGTTTTGATCTTCTTATTCAGAATGACCAAGGCTTGCTTCATTACAATCGCACCAGCACCCTGCAGTAGCGTGTTGAGTGCAGCGTGTGCGGAACGAATGAAAAGTTGCCTGCCGTCAAGACCGTTGAGGTATCCTTTTTCGCCCAGCCTTTCAATCTTTGCTCTAAGTGTTTTGAGCGATGGTGTGTTATCAAGAAAGGAATCAATGAGCCGTTGGCCTTCTTTTGCACCCCCACCCACAATACTCCCGATTTTAGATGGCCCTGCTCCGTAGAGAAATGCGTAAATGAATGTCTTCGCTTGCGGCCTAGTTTGAAGCCCTGCGGCATTTTGGTTTTTGGTATGAATGTCGCCTTCACAGACTTCTCGAACATATTCTTGATCCTTCATATAGTGTGCAAGCATACGCAATTCTAAACCACTAGCGTCAATACCAACTAATTTGTAACCTTTCTCAACCATCCACAATTCACGGCACTCAGCACCATAGGGACTGCTACACGATGGAACCTGCGCCATGTTAGGACTGCTGTGAGTCATTCGTCCTGTGACTGCGCCGTTGGTGATGACCTTACCGTGGACACGCCCATCTTCTCGTACAGCTTCAAGCCATGATTCAACCTGAGCCACCCTTTTCTGAAGCAACAAGTACTCGGCAATAAGTTGAGCCTCAGCAATAGGGACATTAGCGAGGACTGTTTCATCGACTATTGCTTGGCCTTTCTCTGTAAATTTCTCTGGCTTCCAGCCTTTCTCTTGGAGGCGTTTGGAAATCTGCTGCCGACTGCTGGGGTTGAAGACTTCGATTCTGTCTTTGAGGGGCTTTCCTGTCTTTTCGCTGACTCTGGTGTGAACAATAGGGGCGAAGACGGATTGAAGTTGTTGCTCGATTCCGGCAGCTTTGTCCCTGAGTAATGCCACAAACTCCATAGCCTTAGGCACATTGAGTTTAAAGCCTCTTCGCTCTTGCTTTGCAATGATTGCAGCAACTTCATGCTCCAAGTCCATTGATTGCTTAGAGAATCCAAGAATTCTTTTCTCATTTTCGAGTGCATGGTATACCTCTTCAAGTAAGTTCACATCCTGAATACAATAGTCAATCATCTCCTGCGTTAGACCGCCGTCGAAGTCCTGAAAGTCTATCTTGTGATTCTTCAATCTTAGTCCGAAAGCGGCTAGGCTGTGACCGCCTTCTCGGTTTGGGTTCAGTAGTCTCGACATCAGTAGGGTGTCTTTGCACTGGTTCAAACGAATCTTCGTATTCCAATGCCGATTCAATATCGGTGCATCGAACGAAATGAGATTGTGTCCAACGATTGTGTCGCTGTCCTTTAAATACTCGTTCAACTTTCTTGCTTCCGTCCATACCTTTACTTCCCCGTCAGCCTTAGTAACACAACACCATATCCTATCATGTTGGGTATTTGTCTCTATGTCAAGAAACACCAATCTGTTGCCAGCCACTGTCATCCCTTTTCACTTTGATAGAGCCATCAGAGTATAGCACATAAATCTCTTGTACGCCGTTCTTGTTGTAGCAGGCAGAGATACTTACTGGCGATCCTTTAGCGACAGCATTATCATCCTTCTTTGGTCTTGGGTCATCTGCGACCACATCATCAGTTCTCTTTCGGTTCTTTTGCATGCTGAACACCTTCCTTTAGAATAGTCGAATTTACACACTTTACTGCAAGGTGTCAATGGTTGCTCTCGTTGACCTTGTTCAACAGTTGAATCTGTGCGTTCGCTAGTGCTGCTTCCAGCCATGTGTTTTCCTTTTCTAGTCGTTCATTTCTTGCACGAAGCATTTGGTTTTCACGCTCTAATTCAGCGATGACATCATCGTTGCTCATGTGTTCTTCTCCTTTAGTTTGGCTTCGATGGCTTTCCCAAAAGACTTGATTCCATAGTTACTACCGTGCTGATACAAAAACTTATCGGCGTAGTCGTAAATCTCTTCATCCGTTAGCCCAACCCATTCACGCTTCTGCTCCATTGCCGCATCCCAGCCACGCTCGTATCCACACTGCCATTGATGCTGACCGTACCAGTCCTGTTCTTTCAGCTTGTCTTCATACGCTCGTAGTCCAGCCCAGAAACCTTCCTCGTATTCTTCTGAGTGACTGCCTCTGAGTTCTACAGTTTCTCGTATGCCCTCCCACGCCACCGGCTCTTGCTTATCGCTTACTGTTGATGTTGTAGACTTAGTATCAATACTTAGCGTCATTCTACATCCTCCTTCATTGTCCTGTAATCGTCAACCTGATTGACACGACAGAAGGTATCCCAGAGTTTCCATTGACGAAGTTTACAGACTTGCCACAAACCCATCAGCATGTTGTCAACCTCATCCTGTGTCATCGGTGAACCGTCACAGTGCATTTCAAATGCGGCCTTCAAGTCAGCAGTCATGTCAGCTTCAAAGATAGCCTGCTCTAAATCGAATCTGTTCATTAGAATTGTACTCCGCAGACAACAAAACCTGTGTTCACTTTGTTAGTGCGCCGCTCTTCCAATGTCAGGTGCTTACCTGTGGCTTTGTACTTGGCATTGAAGCTGTCACCAATCTTAACAACATGTCCTGACTTCTGCATCTCTCGCAGATAACGCCATACAGACTGCTGCGGTATGTCCAGCTCTACTGCCGCATCTGTTGATGCCTGCTCAGTCTTCATGTACTCAAGCATCTGCTTCTTCCTGTCATAGTGCATCTTCAGCACTGAAGGTCTAATGTACTTGCCCATGTTTAACCTTTCCAAGCCAGCCAAGCCAGCCCAATGTTAGAGACGGAGTAACCGAACCAGACAATGAACATAGCCCAGTTACCCCGCATTGCTTCCATCACGCCAACACTAGCGTAAATGACCATGACTACCAGTATCAGCCACCAAGCCATGCTATGCCACCACCAGATTGTAGCGGTCTAAAGCACACTCTAGCGTCTTGCACTTAGCCTCAAGGTAAGAAATTTGCATCTTCAGAGTTTCATTCTCTTTCTCGAAGAAGTCAGCATCTTCGTTAGCACCTCTGAGTTCACGCTGAACCTCGATCAACTGATCTTGCAGTTCGCCGTAGGCATCAATATGCACATAGTCTTCCTGATTGTAGTAGTTCATCTTTATCTCCTGATTAAAAAACCAATGAAGGAAACAGCACCCAATAAGAATGTCATCATACTACTAACCCCACTGTTCTGCCATAGCGTTAGCAATTCCTTGAAAAGTCCTACTCCTATCTTTCCAAGTCTTTCCCAACACTGTCTTTCGTTTATCACCCTTGAACCTACTGGTATAACTTCCACACCAATAGCCCTCTACTTCTACTACATTTGTATGTTGAAGCGGTGATAGGTTCTTCAACCACAATTGTGTTCGCTTACTGTAAGGATCGCCAAAGTGATAAGGATGAATAACTTGTGTTGGTGTAGGTAATTCGTAAATAAGACTTGGTTTAGGATTTTCTACGCAAATCTTGTCAATGTTTGTATTGAGCAAGGAAAAGAAAAATTCTTTAGCTTCTAGTCCTTTTTCATAGCGTTCAACATTTAATTGTCCTTTTGGGTACAGCCATCTTGCACCTGCGTTAGACAAGTAAGTGCATGGTGGATGTGCGATCATTAAATCCCAACCATCGTTGATGATGTCAAAAACATCGCCTTGATAGTGTTCACCCATATCAGGAGACTCAGATGGCTCAAAATCGCAAGAAACTGCATGGTGTCCTTTTGCTATAAAAGCATTACGCACAACACCGCTATATTCGCAAGCCACTAGAACTTTCATAGTGTTTCAATAACCTCAGTCATGCGACCGGTCACTTTGTCGTACATCACCGCACCAGCAGGGCCAGTCTCGCCGCTGTATCGGTTTTTGATAACACGCAAGCGTGTCGTATTGCGTTCAATCGGATCATCTGACTGTGCATGACGCTCTAATCCTAGCACCATGTCTGCCAACTGTCCAATACTTCCTGAACCCCTCAACTGAGCCAAGGAAGTAGCCGCACCTTCCTCATGGCCTTTGTTGCCATCTGGCCTGCGGAGATGAGACACCGCAAACAAAGTAATGCCAGTCTCTTGAACCAGCATCCTAAGCTTAGTCATAATCTCATCAATGGCTTTGCGCTCATCACCATGCGACTGGTCAGAGATGACAATAGAGATATGATCTAGGAAAACATACTTACAATCCAGTCCCTTTGCCATGTAACGCACCCTTGACACAATGTTGTCAATTGAATTAGACCCAAAGCTGTCATAGAGATAAAGCCTGTCAGAGCCTAGCGTCATGTCATAGGCTTTTTGTTTCTCTACATCGGTGGCTTCAGTCTCTGCTAAATGCAAAGGCTTATTGATCGCCAAAGACATGATAGACAAGCCTGTCTTCCTGACTGATTCCTCCAAGAACATCAGGCCAATGTTGTCGCTAGTGCTGGTCAGGAGTGTCCAGACGCATTCACGCAGAAACTGTGACTTGCCAAGGCCGCTACCAGCCGTCACCACCACCATTTCCTGTGACCGAATACCACCTGTCAAGTCATTCAGTGATGCAAACGGATAGAATGCCGATGCTTTTTCCAATGGAGCCATTACAGCGTCATAGAGTGATGATCCGGTAATAATTCCATCGGGGATATATTGCTCTGAAGCCCACCATAGCCTGACAAAGTCTGCAGACTTGTTGACGCTGGAATAGTCGCATGCGTCCTTGAATCCTTCAGCATGTTTAAAAATCTTTACTTTAGAACCGAAGATTTCAGCGACTGCATTAGCGGCTTTCTGTCCGGGTTCATCTGCATCGAAACATAGCACAATGCTATCGAACCTGTCTAACCACTCATACGCCTTCTGGCAGTCCTTCGCCGCACCACTAGCACCATTCTTGACTGAAACACAAGGATATTTAGAACCTAGCATTTGAAAGCCTGCTAATGCGTCTAGTTCACCCTCAAAGACTGTTACAGCCTTGCCGCCAGCATTGAAGCGATCCATGCCGAATAGCGGTTGCTCTGACTTTGTGCGCCAGTAGAAATCCTTATCCGCTACTTTCCTGACTTTGATACCGCTTCCGTAAGGATAGAAGTGTTCATCATCATTTTGGGTCACGCCATAGAATTTTGTCGTGTCTTTTACGATTCCACGATCAGGAAGGCTACGAAACTCTCCCAAAGGGGTCACGAAGGCCCCTAAAACGCTCTCAGTGCCTTTGCTAGGAATTTTTGATTTCAAGGTATCAACCGGATCGTCAGCGTCCTGTATGGCTGTTTTATCGTAAACATTGCAACGATAACAGTAGCCGTGTCCGTCATCGTAGACACCATATGCATCAGACGATGGACAATGCGGACAGGCAACATGCTTTAAAAGTTTACTTTCTGTTTTCAACATCGAAATACCTTTCCTCTGTTTTCTTTGCCGCTATAACAGAATCTGCTATGTCTAGCCAGATATCAGGCTTGCGTAGCCGCCTGTTAAGGGTAGACACAACCATAGAGCCATCGACCTCGCCGCATTCAATTAATTCTAAAAGATCATGAATTGCAAATGTAAAGATTCTTTCTGAGTCCATTTGATTTTTCCTTATCGCTATAAAGTTAATATTGTTAAGATATAGAATTATAGATAATAAAGTTTAAATGCTAATAGCGCTAATAACACTATTACACTATATAGTATTATTACATTAGCAATATTCGTGCCAACTGTCTCCACTTCGTCAGAGTGTTCGGAATTGATCATCTATCGCTCCATGGGATGTCGTCTTCGATGTCGTCAAAGGGATCGTTGTAGAATTTAATGTCCAATTGATCGACAATCTGATCATCGTCATCTTCAGTCATTAGTCTGGGGTTACCAAAGGCTAAAACATCGTCTTTAATGCCTGCAAAACATCGTTGGCATAGGGTCAGATATTCCCCAGTTACCAATGACCGCCTAGACGACTCAAAATCGGTCAATATCTCATCACAGCTTTTACATTTCATGGTTTCCAATCCTCTCAAATTGTTCAGCCTTTGCCAGTATAGCATAGGCAAAATTTAGCAGGTCGTCATCGCTATGAAATACGATATATCCAAAGTCATCCGTTACTGAATGCTGGTCTAATTCTTCTAAAATGTCTTTGTCAGTCATAAAACCCCCATAAAGGCCTCTAAAAGGCCGTTAGAACCGCTAGAATAGTCTAGCCTATACCTACCTATACCAACACTCTACCATCGGCTTAGAAGGCCGTTTAAGCGGTAGCAGTAGCGACATGCATACAATCGCCTTTTCCAATGCCACGACATCGGCCTTGCGCAGTCACCGCATAGTGGATTTTGCATCATCGTCCCCCAATAGTCGGTCATAAATAGACGAAACCGGCTTTCCCTTGTTTAGGTTATCTGCGAAGGCCTGAGCCACCTTAGGATTGCCAAACAAGCCGATCCCGTCTTGATCATGTGGCCCTGCTATGACATCCCAATAAACCGAATGAAAGTAAACTAGCTTTCTGATTGTGTACATTCTGCCTCCAAAGATTCTAGAAATTCGATAGCGTCTGTTAACGCATCATTTATTGAATAGTCTGATCCTGCATCTGCACTAGGCATAGCCTTTGTCTTAGCAGGTAGAGCATTGCGAATGTCATACAGACCGAATAGAGCATTTTGCAGTTGTTCTAGATCCATGTTAGCCCCCTATGACCAGTGCCAATGCGATAGCGGCATAGAAGCCTAGGCAGGCCACAATCAAGGCCAGCCAGAACACAATCCCGCCTTTGCATAGTTCAGAGTCAAGCCAATCGTCAAATGTTTGTTTGTTTTTCATGGTTTTATTCTCCAATGTCTGAAAGTATTAATTTTTGACACGCTGCAGGCAAGGCATCAAAGCTAATCCGCTTGCCCAAGTGTTTTCCCGGTTGGGCTGAACAATACTGACCAAAGCCTTGCGGATGGGTTGGATTCTCAGACATGCCCCTAGCGCCATATAGTCCAACGCCTTCAGAGATTGTCATATAAACCGCCGTGTATCGGTCAAATGTTTTACCGCCATTGTCATAAATGCGAATGTTTTTCATTGTGTTTTCCTTAGCATGAGCGGATGAGATACTCGACACCATCAAAATCAACAGAAGCATAGTCCTGCTCGATGTTGGAAGCCGTGGCCTCTTTATCGATTTTGATATACCAAGGCATGTTTCGTGGCAGATCTCCACAATCCGCTAGCATGTCCATTACATAATCGACAAAGTATGACCGGCGAATGAGAGTCTCGCCGTGTTGCCAATCGCTAGACTCTGGCTCGGCTTCTTCTGCTAGGACTTTGAGGCTTAGCAATTCTGCTAGATCCTCTTTTGAGATTTCAGAGGGAGCATAAGACGATAGCTCTTCGATTCTCTCGATGATGTCACGGCTATCGATGATGTCTTGATCGTTGGTGATTTCGTTTGTCATGGTCATTCTCCAAAGTTAGGATACTGCGAAGGGAACTACAGGCTAATGTTAGCCCATCAAAGCCCTGCATGCAAGGCCTTGATGGATAGCACTAGACTTTGACCAAGGTTTTTGTCTCATTGTCGAATTGATAGACTGAGTCTGGCACCTTTAGCGAAGCTGCGCGGATGATGGACTGGTGTCCGCGATAGTGCCGGTCTGATAGCAACTCAGCCGCGAACAATCGCGCCTCTCTGAAGCTACAAAAAGGCCCTTGCCGGTCTACAATGTAGCCGCTAGCGTTCGCGGTTAGGACGGTGTAACAGTTGGCTTGCATGATTGTCCCCTTCCTTAGATTGTTGATCCGTATTCTATAGCGAATACAGGCTCTCTGGTGGCTTTGTCGACAATGACTAGGTTCCACTGGTCATCCTCAACATCGGCGGCCTGAGAGTCGGTTATAAAGCCCTGCCACTGCATCTCTCTCAGAATCAAGTCATCGTCTTCGATAGAGACTAGTTCGATCGTGCCAGCATTGTGCCAGCTATTCCATTCGTATCCGTCTTCCTGATTACCCCATGCGTCAATGCTCAATACTTTGTAGGTCTTATTCATGATTGTCCCCTTACTCGGTTACGAATTGATAGGTGTTGATGCAATACTTAAAGTCTGGTGCTAGAGCTTTCTCAGCCTCTAGAGCTTTCTCTGCCATCTCTAGGGTGCGATAGCCTCTGATGTTAAACCAGCCCTCGTATGCGTTTCCTTTGTGGGCGTATTGGATCATAAAGATAGTCATGGTTTTTTCCTTTGTGTAGGTTACAAACTGCATCGGTTAAATTTCAAGCCTTACACTACTATATGTGAGAAAACCGTGCCACAAGACTTGTAGGGTTATTTAAACGGCTAGGACAAGCCATTCTTGCAATCTAGGGGTTTTCACCTATGACGGCAGAATAAGGCTTCGCAGGCAATCAGATATGTTAGTGGTCACTCTTGGCATGGTAGTTGCTATGATGCACCAGCATAGTGCAATGATGCCTTATAGTGGTGCAACATCATCCCCTACACTGCGCTGCGCAACACTATACAATTTTATATAATATCTTTTCCTTAAGTGTTCTATGTAAGTCAGCACTAACTAACTTATCAGCTTTGACCATGTAAGTAAGCGCTAACATACCGGGGGTGGGGGTGGTTGTGACTGTGTTAATTTTGATGAACCAACATTGACTTACAAAAAAGAAAAAATAGACTATGCTGAGGCCGCTATAAGTCTATGAAATACAATATAAAAAATAAAACATGCTCAGGACAGCGAACATTGCGAAGGACGCCATTAAAGACAACTAAATAACTTGACATTATTGCTCCGGTGTGTTATAATTACATAAACACTAAAGGAGTCTGTTATGACAATGTGGGTTAAAGAACTAGACAACATCAGAACACTGCTTGAACAAGGCATGAAGTTAGAAAAGATAGGTAAAAAGTACAATGTTACTCGTCAACGGATCTACCAAGTTCTAACTAAGTACAACATTGAAACACCTGAGAAGAACAGGAAGAGTACTTTGCGTGGTAAAGAACCTAAGTACCACTGGTTAGACAGAATGTTAAGAGCAAAGAAGGTATCAAAATCGCTAAGAATCTATCTGGTAGATAACTTAGAAGTTCCTGATGTGTGTCCAGCTTTAGGCATAACATTGAACTACGATGGACAAGAAACTAGTGGATGGACTAGAACTGATAACTCTCCTTCTATAGACAGAATAGACAGTAACAAAGGCTATGAACTAGGAAACATACAAATCCTGTCATGGAGGGCTAACAGAATTAAGAATGACTCTACACCAGAAGAGTTGATGAAGATTGCTAAATACATAGAGTCTTTACAAAATATTGCTTGAGGTTATAATATTTTTATGCTAGAATATTCCTTAATATAGGACTTCGTAAGACGACGAACATTAAGATTAAGATTTAGAAAAAAACTCTTTCTAAAGCGATCTAACAGCGTAACGACGAAGAACAATATTGTAAGCAAAGTAGCCTTTCTTTTTAGAAAGAGAACTAAATAAAAATGAATACTAAAGATGATGGCTCTTTAAATGAGACTGTCTCCGAGGTCTCTAAGGTTTCGGAGCCTGTCTTAAAGCCGCTAGGCGCTAACCGCAGAAACACTCGTGGTGGTCGGCCTAAGAAGTCTGAGATAGAGAAGCGTCTTAGAAAAGATCCTACCAGAGGTCGTGGTCGTCCTCCCGGTGAGGCGCAGAAGATTAAAGAGTTAATGGCAAGGATGCTGTTAACTAACGGTGAGAATGTTCTTCAAAAGACAATTAACATTGCTCTTGATGACAACCACCAGCATCAGATGGCAGCGATAAAGTTGTTGATGGATAGAGCGTTACCGACTTCGTTCTTTGAAAATAAAGATTCCAATGCTGGCTCTGGCAGCGGCATAGTTATTAACATCTCTGGTCTTACACCAAAGATAGAGTCTTCAAATGATGTTATAGATGTAGAGGTTGACAGTGGAACTTAATTGGTCACTTCTACCTTGGCAGTTAGAGGTATGGCAGGACAACCACAGGTTTAAGGTTATTGCTGCTGGTCGTCGATGTGGTAAGAGTAACCTAGCCATTAAGATGCTTCTAGCAAAGGCGCTAGAGGCTCCTGAAGGCTCTGCTGTGGTGTATGTAGCACCAACGCTAGGTCAGGCTAGGCAGATTGCTTGGGATGCCTTGCTAGACCAAGGTAGGCCAGTGATAAAGCAAGCGCATGTGAACAACATGGACATTACGCTTGTAACTGGTAGGAAGATTCATATTAGGTCTGCAGAGAACCCTGATGCTCTGCGAGGATTGAAGTTGTATTTCTGTGTGATCGATGAAGCAGCGTTCGTTAAGGAAGATGTTTTCACCAAAATCCTGCGACCAGCATTGGCAGACTTAAAAGGTGATGCTGTTCTAATTAGTACCCCTGATGGTCGCAACTGGTTCTATGATGCTTTTAAAACTGGTTCCTCTGGAGGTAGTGCAGATTGGAAAAGTTGGCACTTAACTACCAAAGATAATCCCACGATTGACCCTGAAGAGATACAAGCAGCAAAGGAAACACTGAGTAGCTTTCACTTTAACCAAGAGTTTATGGCTTCCTTTACCAACAGTGGTAGCGGAATGTTTAAAGAAGAATGGTTAAAGTATGGCAGTGAACCCAAGGAAGGTTCATGGTATATAGCGATTGACTTGGCTGGGTTTAAGGATGTAGCCAATGCCAGCACCGCTGCACAGAAGCGCCTAGACCAGAGTGCTATTGCAGTAGTGAAGGCCACTGATGATGGTAAATGGTTTGTAGAAAAGATTGAGCATGGACGCTGGGATATTGATGAGACAGCCATGCGTATTCTTAAGAATGTAGAAGAATACAAACCGATGGCGGTAGGGATTGAGAAGGGTATGGCAAGGCAGGCAGTATTGGGGCCGCTACAATCCTTGATGAGAAGGTATAACAATTACTTTCACATTGAAGAATTAACACACGGTAATCAGAAGAAGACTGACAGGATTATGTGGAGTCTCCAAGGAAACTTTGAACACTCCCGCATTATCCTTAATGGTGATGAAGACTGGTCTGAGTTTGTTGACCAGTATTTGATGTTCCCATCAACTCAGGTTCACGATGACTTGATTGATGCTCTTTCTTATGTTGACCAGCTTGCTAAAACAATCAACATGGAAGAGTTTGATGAAGAAGAGTGGACACCGATGGACGATGTTGTAGGTTACTAACCAAGGAATCATAGAATGGATAATTATAATCAGTTAGCAGGGTGGGTGCTTGGTCAATGCGAAGATTGGCGCAATCACCGAGATACAAACTATCTTGAAGACTGGCTTGCCTATGAGCGCCTATGGCGTGGTATCTGGTCTGGTGAAGACACCACTCGTGACTCTGAGAGAGCCAAGATTGTCACCCCTGCACTGCAGCAAGCAATTGAGACTCATGTCGCTGAGATCGAAGAAGCAGTGTTCGGTAGAGGTGAGAAGTTCTTTGACATCTCTGATAACTTTGCTGACCAGCAGCGTATTGATGTTGAGCAGGTTAAGAATCAACTAACTGAAGACTTTAAGAAGAACAAGGTTCGTAAGTCCATCAGTGACATTGTACTGCTCTCTGCTGTATACGGAACCGGCATCGGTGAGATTACGCTAGAAGAGAAGACTGACCTTGCTCCTGCAATGCGTCCTATCGTTGAGATGGGTTTAACCGCTGTAGGCGTAGAAGAGAAGCAACGCTTTGCGGTAGCGCTAAAACCAATCAATCCTAGAAACTTCTTGATTGACCCCAATGCCGCTGCTATCGAGGATTCTCTTGGTGTCGCCATTGAAGAGTTTGTACCTCTGCATAAGGTTGTACAGGCTATGGAGTCTGGTATGTACGAGAAGGTATCAGAAATCTCGTCTACCGCTGTTGACACTGATCTAGAGCCAGTACAAGAAGATGTACACAATCAGCAGAATCGTGTCAAGTTGATGCGCTACTATGGCCTAGTGCCGAAGGCTCTGTTGGATAACGCCTTTGAGAACAAGTATGTTGACTTGTTTACCGAGGGTGATCAAGATGTTGGTCAAGTAGGTGCAGAGTTCTCTGAGTTGGTAGAGGCTATTGTCGTCATCGCTAACGATATGTACCTGCTCAAGGCTGAAGAAACGCCTTACATGATGAAGGATCGTCCTGTTGTTGCCTTCCAGAATGACTCCATGCCTAACCACTTCTGGGGTCGTGGCATCGCTGAGAAGGGCTACAACATGCAAAAGGCTATCGATGCACAGATTCGCTCGCATCTGGACAGCCTAGCATTGACCACAGTGCCTATGATGGCTATGGATGCCACCAGATTGCCTCGTGGTAGCAAGTTTGAAGTGCGTCCCGGTAAGACTATTCTGACCAACGGCAACCCCTCAGAGACTCTTCTGCCGTTTAAGTTTGGTAATACTGACGCAACCAACCTCGCAACTGCCAAAGAGTTTGAGCGAATGATGCTTATGGCTACCGGTACGGTTGATTCTGCCGGTATTCCTGCTGTCGGTGCTGATGGGCAAGGCTTGAATCCTGCCATGTCTGCACTGGTGAAGAAGAATAAGCGTACTTTAGTTAACTTCCAAGAGCAATTCTTGATTCCTTTTGTTAAAAAGAGTGCTTTCCGCTACATGCAGTTTGATCCAGAGCGTTATCCTGCTGCTGATTATGACTTTGTGGCCTCTTCTAACCTTGGAATCATCGCTAGAGAGTACGAACAGATGCAGTTTATGAACCTGTTGAAGACTCTTGGCCCTGAAAGTCCTGTTGTTCCTCTGGTTTTGAAGGCAATTATTGAAAATAGTGGCCTAAACAACCGTGAAGAACTGATTGCACAGCTTTCACAGATGATGCAGCCTAATCCGCAGCAACAACAAGCACAACAGATGGCTGTTCAGTTGCAAATGCAGAAGGCTCAGTTGGAATTGGCTGACTTGCAGGCTGATGTACAACTAAAACAAGCCAAAGCACAGAATGAAATTGTTGATGCTCAACTAAAACCTGCTGAATTGCAGGCTACAGTGGCTGCTAGTGCCTCTAAATACCTTGGTGAAAGCAATGATCCTACCGCTGAGTTTGAGCGCAGGATTAAGTTGGCTAATGTGGCCCTCAAAGAGAAGGACATTAACACCAAAGCACAGATTGCTCAGTTACAAGTTCTAGCAGCAAGAGCAAATACTAAATAATACTTGACTTTTTTGTTCAGGTGTAGTATAATGCGAGTATAAACAGAAGTAAACGCTTACCAACTTACTTAAAAAGCACTCACTTCGGGAGACAATGCTTGGAAGACAGGGAACTACAGCAGTTTTACGAACACCGTTTTGACTTATTTGTACAGGCTGGCTGGAAAGACCTTGTAGAAGACTTCCAAGAGTTAGCAAAGACAGTTGGTGACATAACGAAGTGCAGTGACGAACCAGATTTGTGGTACAGGCGTGGTCAGTTAGACATGATCAATTATCTAATCAACCTGCAGAGCCTAACAGAGGCGGCTTACGAGGAATTAGATGAAGATACTAAATGACTTTCAATGCGCCAAAGGACATAAAGAAGAATACTTTGTTGATTCTTCTGTAATGGTAGTTACTTGTAGGCATTGTGGTAATGATGCCACCAAGTTACTTGCAGCACCCCGGTCAAAGCTAGATGCTATTTCCGGTGACTTTCCTGATGCTACACGGAAGTGGGAACAAACCCGCCAATCTCACATAGCATGGGAAAGAAAAACTGGTCGTTCTGATCAGTATAAGTAAGCGGAAAAGGAAACCCCGCAAGTAATTAAAGTGTTCTTCCTAAAAAGCTATTTGCCTAGGAGACAATGATGGCTGAGTTTATTGAAGAAGGTAGTAATGAAGTCGCTGCAGAGGAAGTTCAAGAACTTGATCAACCGACGCAAGAAGTACAGCAAGAAGAAGTAGTTCAACAACAAGAAGTCGATGAGATTCCCGAAAAATATAAGGGCAAGGATCTCAAAGAAATTATCCGGATGCATAGTGAGGCTGAGAAGCTGATCGGCCGTCAGGGTAGCGAAGTTGGTGAATTGCGTAAGATTGTTGATGACTTTATTAAGGCCCAAACTGCTAACAACCAGCAACTGCAAGAGGATGTAAACGAAGATGACTTCTTCGCTGATCCAAAAGCAGCCGTAGCAAAGGCAATCGAAAATCACCCCAAAGTAAAGCAGGCTGAAGTTGCTGCTGTAGAGATGGCGAAAGCAAAGATTCTACAGAACTTACAAGCAAAGCATCCTGATTTTCTTAATGTGGTTCAAGATAATGGTTTTCAAGACTGGATTAAGGCTTCTAAGGTTCGTTCTGAACTGTTCTTTAGGGCTGATAAACAGTTTGATTTTGATGCCGCTGATGAACTCCTTAGCACTTGGAAGGATCGTCAAGGGGTAGCAAAGCAGACTGTTTCTGCTGAGAAGCAGGCAAGGTCGCAAGCCATTAAAAATGCCTCTACCGCTGTATCTGGTGGAAGTGACGAAGCACCGTCTAAGAAGATATATCGTCGAGCAGACATTATTCGACTCATGCAAACTGATCCTGACAAGTATGACATGATGCAGCCTGAGATTATGGCGGCTTATGCAGAAGGCAGGGTTAGGTAACTAACTAACTTTTTATAAAGGACATTTAAAATGGCACTAGGCGCAAACCATGTAGTTCAATCAGCCGTTAACTCGGCTGGTTTTATCCCTGAGGTATGGTCTGATGAGATTATCGCTGCTTACAAGAAGAACCTTGTTGCTGCTAATCTGATCAAGAAGATGAACATGAAGGGTAAGAAGGGCGATGTTGTTCATTTCCCCGCTCCCGCTCGTGGCACTGCTTCTGCTAAGACTGCTAACAGCCAAGTCACTCTGATTGCTGAGAGCGGTACTGAGAAGACTGTTACCATCAACAGCCACTTCGAGTACAGCCGATTGATCGAAGACTTTGCCGAAGTTCAGGCTCTGTCGTCGCTGCGTCGCTTCTACACGGATGACGCTGGTTACTCTCTTGCTACTCGTATCGACACCGATCTGCTGGCTCTGGCTGCTGGTCTGCAAGGTGGTACTTCTTACTCCGGTGCTTTCATCGGTGGTAACGGTTCTACCGCTTGGGACGCTACGGCTAACACCAACACCGGTAACGAAACGGCTCTGACTGATGAGGGTATTCGTCGCACCATCCAGCGTCTTGACGATGCTGATGTTCCGATGGACAACCGCTTCTTCATCATCCCTCCTGTTGCTCGTAACACCATCATGGGTCTTGATCGTTTCACCGAGCAAGCCTTCACTGGTGAAGTTGGTTCTGCCAACACCATCCGTAACGGTCAGATTGGTGATCTGTATGGCGTTAAGGTCTATGTTTCGACCAACTGCCCCACGGTTGCTACTTCCAGCACCGCTGACACGGATCCCCGTGTTGCTCTGATGGCTCACCCTGAGTTTGCTGTTCTGGTTGAGCAACTTGGCGTTCGTGTTCAGACTCAGTACAAGCAAGAGTACCTCGGTACGCTGCTCACCGCTGACACGCTGTACGGTGTTGGTGAACTGCGTGACACCTCCGGTGTTGCTCTGATCATCCCCGGCTAATAACATTAGTCAGGTTCTCCCCAGTCTCACAAGGATTGGGGAGTTTTCTATATAGATTCATCAGAGTCTATATAGGAAACTAAGGAGATAGTCTAAATGGCCTTATATCGTGGTGAAGGTGGTGCAGGAACCGCTGACATTACTACAACGCCAATTACCGTTGCTAATGGCGGTACTGGCGCTTCTACCACTGCTGGCGCTCGTAGTAATCTTGGACTAACTGCTACTGGTCAAGACACTACTTATGCCTTTAGATCTAATAATCTATCTGACTTATCCAGCGCTTCTACTGCTCGTACTAACCTTGGTTTAGGCACTGCAGCGGTACAGAATACTGGTTACTTTGCTACCGCAGCGCAAGGCAGTCTTGCTGACTCAGCAGTACAGCCCGGTGACTTAGCTACTGTTGCTACCACTGGTGCTTACAGTGACCTAAGCGGTACACCAACGCTGGCAACTGTTGCTACTAGTGGTAGTTACAACGATCTAACAAATAAACCAACAATCCCAGCAAACATTGACGACCTTGGTGATGTAACAATCACTAGCGCTTCTAATGGTCAGGTGTTGTCTTACAATGGTACTGCGTGGGTAAATAGCACTGCCAGTGGTTCTGGTACTGTTACCAGCGTTGCTGCTTCAGTTCCTACTGGTCTTAGCGTTAGCGGTAGTCCAATTACAACCAGCGGCACTCTTGCTATTACTTATTCTTCTGGTTATAGTATTCCTACCACGACTAAGCAAAGCAACTGGGATGATAGCTACACCTTTGTAGCAGCCTTCCCAAGTCAGACCAGCAACAGCGGTAAGTATTTAACCACTAACGGTTCTGCTCTATCGTGGGGAACATTAAATACTTCTAACTGGGATACAGCGTATGGTTGGGGTAACCACGCTAGTGCAGGTTACTTAACTACTGAGACATATACCGGCACTGTAACCAGTGTTGCTGCCAGTGTTCCCACAGGTTTTACTGTTAGTGGCAGTCCTATCACTAGCACTGGAACTTTGGCAATCACTTATTCTGCTGGTTATGCTTTACCCACAACTGCTAGTCAAACTAACTGGGACACTGCATATGGCTGGGGCAATCACGCCTCTGCTGGATACTTAACTTCTAGTAGCACCATCTCCGGAGGCACTTACTAAATGGCTACGATTCTTCTTAAAAAACGAGATACTACTGGCGCTCCTAGTGCCGGTGACTTAACCAACTCCGCTAGTGGCGCTGAAGTTGCTGTTAATACCTACGACAAGCGTCTGTATAGTAAAGACAGCGGCGGTAATGTTGTAGAACTAGGTACTGCTCCTTCTACTATTGATATCAATGCTGGTTCTATCGATGGCACTCCTGTAGGCGCTAACAGTGCTTCTACCGGTGCATTTACCTCATTGACTTCTAGCAGCACTACGACGCTCAACGGTACAACTATCCCATCCAGTAAGACTCTGGTTGTTACCACTGACATTGGATCGTCTGTACAGGCTTATGATGCTGACACCGCAAAGACCGATGTAGCCCAGACCTTTACCATCTCTCAGCGTGGCACTGTTACGACTGACAACGATGGTTCTTTCTCGATGTCGGCTACCAATAACTTTAAATGCACGCCAACTGGTAACTTCACGCTGACCTTTACCAACATCACGGCTGGTCAGTCTGGCTTTATTCTGCTGGTGAACTCTGGTGGCTACACAGTCTCTGCTCATGCCAACACTAAGGTCTCTACCACGGCCCTAGCGACTATCTCTGCCGCAGGGACATATCTGCTTTCGTATTTTTCAGACGGAACCAATGTGTATGTTGTCAACTCAGGAGCATTGGCTTAATGGCTATCCTACCCGTTGGCATCTCTGGCGAGGCTGGTGCTTACCAGATCGAGAGATCATTACGCTTCAATAGCGCAGACTCGGCCTACTTAAGCAGAACACCATCTTCAACTGGTAACCGACAAAAATGGACTTTGTCTTTTTGGATTAAGTTCACCTCCCTGTCTAGTAACTACTTTCTTGGTGCTGGTGATGCTGACACGGGTGGTGGAGGCGGTTTTGCGGCAAGACTTAATTCCAACTCAACCATGAAGTTTTCGGCTGGCGGTGGCACAACAATGAATATCGACACGGTTCAAGTATTTCGTGATCCGTCTGCTTGGTATCACATTGTCCTTGCCTTTGACACAACTCAAGCAACAGATTCAAACCGTGTCAAAGTTTATGTAAATGGTTCTGCGGCAACTCTATCAGCCACCACTTGGCCATCGCAAAACACCAATCTTGATTGGAACTATGCGTCTGCAACCCAATATTTAGGTGCTTATTATGGAGGTGGTCTAAATTACTCAAATTGCTATTTGACCGAAATCCACAACATAGACGGTCAGCAATTAACCCCGTCCTCATTCGGTGAGACAGACTCCGACACCGGCGTATGGAAGCCTAAAGCCTACTCTGGCTCTTATGGCACCAACGGGTTCTACCTAGACTTCGGTGACAACTCCAGCACTACTGCATTGGGTTATGACGCTGCTGGTAGTAATGACTGGACGCCGAACAACTTCAGCGTGACTGCTGGTGCTGGTAATGATTCTCTGGTTGATTCGCCTACTCGCTACGGCACAGACACCGGTGTTGGTGGTGAGGTGCGTGGGAATTACGCTACGCTGAATCCTTTACGCAACCACAGCAGCAACACGCTCGCCAATGGGAACCTTGATGTAACTCTTACAGACGCATCTTCATCAAGAACTACCTTTTCAACAATTGGCTTAACTTCTGGCAAGTGGTATTGGGAGGCAACAGTAACCGCCACCGATGCTGGTACTACTTACTATCCCGGATTTGGTGTAAACACAGATTTATCTCTAGCCCCGTCAAGCCAATCTGGTGATGCTGCGTCTGGTTTTATGTATGTAAAAAATGGGCAAAAGTTTAACGCCGGTTCTTTGACATCATACGGCTCTAGTTACACCACAAACGATGTCATTGGCATTGCTTTGGACATGGATGCTGGCACGATTACTTTCTACAAGAATGGGTCAAGCCAAGGTCAGGCGTTTAGCGGTATTACTGGAACTGCGGTTCCATGCGTGATTGGTGCAAAAGGAACAAACAACGCAAGTGCGGCATTAAACTTCGGAGCAAGGCCCTTCTCCTACACCGCCCCCTCTGGTTTCAAGGCACTCTGCACAACTAACTTGCCTGAGCCGACTATTGCGGAGGGCAAGGATTACTTTAATGCCAAGACCTACACCGGCAATGCAGACTTTAATTCGATTACAGGAGTTGGATTTCAGCCTGATCTTGTATGGGTGAAGGAACGCAGCGAGGTACGAGACCACATTCTTGTCGATGCGGTGCGTGGCGTATCAAAGGCTCTGTATTCAAACCTCACTAACGCCGAAGGCTCTGCAAGCAACTTCACTGATTTTCTAAGCGATGGCTTTAGGCTTGGATACTCAGGTGCTGACGCTGATAAATCGAACAAGCTAAACCAGACCTATGTCGGCTGGGCATGGAAAGCCAACGGCGCAGGTAGCAGCAACACTGCTGGCACTATCAGCAGCACAGTCTCAGCCAATACCACTGCTGGCTTCTCCGTGGTGACTTACACCGGAACAGGCTCTAACGCCACAGTTGGTCATGGTTTAGGTGTTGCGCCTAAGATGGTAATTGTTAAAAACAGAAACACAAGCTCATACGGCTGGTTTGTTTGGCACACAGCATTTGGAACCGCTGGAGATACTGACTACATTAACCTTAATTTAACTGATGCTAAAGGCTCTGGCGGCGCTGTATCTATGTGGAACAGCACCATACCTTCGTCTACACTTATTTCCTTAGGAACATATGCTGGAGTAAACGGAAACACCAACACCTATGTAGCCTACTGCTTCGCACCTGTCGCTGGTTATAGCGCCTTCGGGAGTTACACCGGAAACGGGAGCAGTGACGGCCCCTTCGTCCACTTGGGATTCAGGCCACGCTTTGTTATGTGGAAGCGTTCTGACAGCACAAGTGATTGGGAGATGCTCGATTCATCAAGAGCGACTTACAACTTAGTGACCGGTGTTTTATATGCAAACCTTTCAAACGCAGAGGCTACCGGAGGTGAATGTGACTTCACATCAAACGGTTTCAAAATTCGTGACAATTCATCAAGGTTAAATACCAACGGTGGAACCTACATCTACGCCGCTTTTGCCGAGAATCCAACGAAATTTGCTTTGGCCCGCTGACCAATTAACACAAGGAAATAGATCATGGCTTTTGAACTAAACGGACAATTAATCTCAATCGACAGACCTTATACATCTGCCGATGGCGTAACCTACCCTCACCTTCGTGACGCTGCTCTGCGTGCTGAACTAGGCGTGGTAGAGGTAGCCGATCCAGAGTCTTACGATCAGCGCTTCTACTGGAGCGTGGGCAATCCTAAACTGCTCGATGATCGTGAAGAAGTAGACGAGGATGGCAATCCCTTGTATCTTCAAGAGTACAACCCGCTGACAGAGACCATGCAGAACACCACCAAGCGGATGGTGACAAAGGGTCTGAAGTCGCAGTGGACAGCACAGGTCAAGGCTACGGCGGGCTCTTTACTAGCCGGTACTGACTGGTACATTATTCGCAAGGCAGAGCGCAATATTGACATACCAGAATCTGTACAATCTTACAGAACTGCAGTAGTAACTGAAGCCAATCGCTTAGAAACCGCTATCGCCGGTGTTACCAGTGTTGAGCAGTTGATTGACACTGTTAACACAATGAATTGGCCTAAGGGAGACTAACTATGGCACTGCATGGCGTTTCTGAAGGCACTAAGCACGCTGTTGATGCCATATCTGTAGTTACTGTTGTAGGCACTTTAGCTGAGATTCTACCTGCTGTTGCTGCTTTGTTTACGATTGTGTGGACAGCAATTAGAATACTCGAAACTGAAACAGTAAGAAAACTGTTAGGTAAGAAATAATGGTAGGCCGTAAGGTTAGCGCTGTACAGCAAAGAACCAGCACTACTAAGTATACTTTGTATACAGTGCCTTCAAAGCATCACGCCTTGTGGGAAGTTCTTTATGTTATTAGTCTAGCAAGTAATGACAGCCCTAGCGTTTACTGGTATGATTCTTCTACCAACACTGAATATCAAATCTTTGGTGGTAAGAACTTAGGTGCTGGTGAATATCTTCTTCTTTCTAACGCTGAAGTAGCGCTGGAAGAAGGTGATGAAATAAGAGTACAGAATAGCACCACCAATGCTGTAACTTATGTTTGTACCTTTGAAGCAATTCAGAATCCTGCAACTGGTCGTTATAACGGATAAGGAGCATTACTATGCCTATGGTCGGTAAAAAGAAATTTCCATACACTGCTGCTGGTAAGAAAGCCGCTGAAAAGTATGCTAAGAAAGAAGGCTATGCTTCTGCTAAGGGCATGAAGATGCACGAATCTAAAGAGTCCAAGGCTATGGAAGCCAAGGAAAAGAAAATGAAGAGGATGAAGTAATGCCTCTTAAACAAGGATACTCTAAAAAGACCATCTCTGAGAATATTCGTAAAGAGATGAAATCAGGTAAGCCGCAGAAGCAGGCCATCGCTATCGCCCTTAGCACTGCTCGTAAAGCAAAGAAAAAGGCTAAGAAATGAAACCGGGACTCTATGCCAACATTAACGCTAAACGCAAGCGTATCGCTGCTGGATCTGGTGAGAAGATGCGTAAGGTAGGTTCTAAAGGCGCTCCTACCGCTAAAGACTTCAAAGACGCTGCTAAGACGGCTAAGAAGCCAAAGAAATGAACTTCTGGATTGCTGTAGCCTTCTTCTGCGTTAATGATAGTTGTTCTTTTTGGAAAGCAGATGAAAACTTCTACAGCCAAGAGAAGTGTGAAGCAAAAGTAATACAAATAATTAATGCTGTAGAAAAAGAAAAAGGTGTAGCAGATGGTGTTTGCTTACCAATTAAACCGGGACAGACATAATGGTTAAGAAAGTATATCAGAATCCTGAAGGCGGTCTTAACGCTAAAGGTCGTGCATATTTTAAGGCCAAAGAAGGGGCTAATTTAAAGCCTCCAGTGTCTGCCAAAGAAGCTGCTAAATCACCTAAGAAGGCTGCTCGTAGGAAGTCATTCTGTGCAAGGATGAGTGGTGTTCCCGGCCCAATGAAGGATGAAAAAGGCAGACCAACTCGTAAAGCATTGGCTCTTCGTAAATGGGATTGTTAAATGGCTACTACATACTTACAACTAGTTAACGATGTATTAACAAGACTGCGTGAGTCTACTGTTACTTCTGTCACTCAGAATGATTACTCTGCCTTGATCGGCAAGTTAGTTAATGATTCTAAGCGTGAAGTAGAAGATTCTTGGTCTTGGGATTGTCTGCGTAATACTTATTCTTTTAACACAGTCGCAGATACCTTTAACTATACCTTAACCAATGCTGGTACACGGTTTAGGTTGCTGCAAGCAATGAACGATACTTCTGATGAGTTTATGGATTATCGTACCGCTGCTTATATGACTGAGAATTTGATTCTTACTTCAAACCCTCAGAAGGGTGTTCCATCGTATTATAACTTCAACGGTGTGGATGCTAACGGAGATTCTCAAGTCGATGTCTACCCTATTCCTAATGGTGTGTATACTATTCGTTTTGATGTGGTTAAACCAGAAGCGGAATTAAGCGCTAACACTGATGCTACAGCACTACCTAAGAACCCCATAGTGCTGCTGGCATGGGCCAAGGCTATTGAAGAGCGTGGCGAAGACGGCGGTATCAATGTGTCAAGCCAGTATGCAGTTGCACAGCGTTCACTAGGTGATCACATCGCTATCGAGGCTGGTCGTCGTGGTGATGAAACTACTTGGAACTGGGTATAATGCCTAACAAGCCACTACAATCCATATCGCTGACCTCACCGGGTTACTTTGGTCTTAATAACCAAGACTCCCCTGTAACGCTTAATCCTGCCTTTGCTACGCAGGCTTACAACGCTGTTATTGACAAGTTCGGTAGGATCGGTGCTAGGAAGGGTTGGACATACTCTACCACCACCGGTGGCACTAGTTCTGCACCAAAAGCGATGTTTGAGTTTGACAATGGTGACGCTACTTACACCATCATCTCTGCTGGTAATGCCAAGTTGTTTACTGGTGAGACAACGCTAACTGAGAAGAATGTTCGTAACAGTACAGATTCTGCTAACTTAACTTACACCATTAGTGCTGATAACTGGCAGATTGTTCAGCCCATCTACGATTCTGGACTAAACCTATCAGCACATGCTTATCTGGTTCAGAAGAATCAACCGCCTTTGGTTTATCATAAACTAGGCGCTACTGCTCATGCTCATAGCGGTAGTTTTGGCTTTCAGCGACTAGGTGATGTTGGTAGTGTTCCTACCGGATACAGTGTAACCACATTTATGCCTAACTGCGCCTTGGCTGCTTATGGTCGTATGTGGATGGCTGATATCGGTGCTAATAACAACACTATTTATTATTCAGCACTGTTAGAACCTGATAACTTTACTGCTGTTGGTTCTGGATTTATTAACCTTGAGCAGGTAGTTCCCGGTGGAGACAAGATTGTAGCACTGTCTGCTCATAATAACTTCTTGGTTGTATTCTGTCAGAATAATATCGCTATCTACAGCGGTGCAGATAACATTGATACTTTGCAGGTTAGCGATGTTATCAAAGGTGTTGGTTGTATTGCTAGAGACAGTGTACAGAATATTGGTACAGATATTATCTTCTTGTCTAACAGCGGTGTTCGTAGTCTTGGTCGTACAATCCAAGAGAAGTCTTCCCCGATGCGTGATATTAGCAAGAATGTTCGTGACCAGTTCTTGTTACTTTTGACCAACGAAGATAAAGAAACCCTTCGCAGTGTTTATTACGAGCCTGATGCTTTCTATCTGTTGACCATGCCTACCAGCGGCTTTACTTATTGCTTTGATGTTAGAGCGCCGCTAGAGGATGGATCTTTTAGAGCAACCATCTGGGATACCATCAATCCTACAGCGCTGCTTGCCACTAGAAACCGTAGACTGCTAATGGGTAAGCCTAATGGCATTGCCTTGTATAACGGCTATCAAGACAACGGTAGCAACTATACTTTTAGTTACTACACCCCTTATATTGACTTTGGCGCTCCTTCGGTAACGAAGATGCTAAAGAAAATTGTTGTAACTGTGGTCGGTGGAAGTAACACAACACTTGACATTAAGTGGGCTTTCGATTATAATACAAACTATAGCATTGCAACAGCAACTACGCAGACTGCTCCTACCTTTGAGTATGGCACTGCTGAGTACAATGTTGCTGAATACGCAGCTTCAATATTCATCGACCAACTCCGTCAGCAATTGTCTGGTAGCGGTAATGTGGTTCAAATTGGCGTAGAGGCATTGATTAACGGTAATCCCTTGTCTCTACAGAAAGTTGACATCTATTCCGTTGTGGGAAGGACGATTTAATCATGTCAGATTATGTAAAAGTAACTAACTTTGCTACCAAAGATAGCCTTCCTAGTGGAGACACTAACAAGGTTGTTCGTGGTTCTGAGATTAACACTGAGTTTGACAACATTGCTACCGCTGTTGCTACCAAGGCAGACAAAGCAAGCCCTACCTTTACTGGTACGGTGACGCTGGCTGCTTTGACTATCACCGGTGCTGTAACAGGGACTATTGGTGGCGGAACCTATTAATCGTGTTCCTGTAATTCTAAGAAAGACCCACTATGTCTGGTTAGAGAATTACGCAAACAAGTTGTGGGTTCACTGTGATGTGTATAAGTGGAACCGAGAAACAAAGAAACAGATGGATCAGGATTGGGCGCATTTGATGGATATGCTAAATAGCGATCTGTATGTACTGCACAACCCCAAAGAAAATAAACCTAAATTGAAATTTATTAAGTGGTATGGATTTACTTGGCTTAAGGATGTAGCCGGTAAAGAAAACCAAACCTACCAAGTATGGTATAGGAGAAAATAATGGGCGGAGCAGTAGGCGGTTTTTTGGATGATGTGGTCGGCATCGACGATAGCGGTGGTATCGTTGGCTCAGTGTCCGAAGCTGGCGCTGATCTTGATGACTTTGTTAACGAAGAAATCCCCGGTGGCTGGACTACTGTTGCCGTAGTCGCTGGTGGAACTGCCTTAGCCACAGGCGCTCTTGGTGGCGGTACAGCCGCTGGTGTCGGTGCTGCTGAAGGAGCCGCTGCTGCTGGTACAGGTGCTACAGTATTCCCAGTAGCCGCCCCCGGTGCCATCACTGCAACTCCAATTGCTGCTGGTACAGTTGGCATTCCTGCTGCTGGAACTGCTGCTGCTGGTGCTGGACTTCTTTCAGGAGCCGCTGGAGGATCTACAGCTATCCCCGGATCACTGCAAGCAACTCTGGGAGAACTAGGTGTTCAAACAGGTTCTTCAGGTGCTTTGTCGTCAGCCGCTACTGGAACTGCTGGCGGTGGTTTCTTCCCCGGTGTTGTTGAAGGCGCTACAGCAACTTATGCTCCCGGTTCCTTACAATCAACTTTAAGTGAACTAGGTGTTAACATTGCTGGTGGTGCTACATACGCCCCCGGAACACTAGGTGCTGCTCTTCCCGGTTTAGGCGTTACTCCGCTGGCTTCTGGTGGCGTTGCCTCCGGTGTTACTCAACTTGCTGATGGTTCTTTCCTAGACCAAGCAGGTCGTTTATTTAATCAGGCTGGAAACTTTGTTAAACAACTAACTGGAAGTGAAGTAGGTCAACTTCTTGGTTCTGCTGCACAGACTTACATCAATCAGGAGTTTCTAAGTAATCTTGCTGATGAACAGCGTCAACTAGGCGCACAAGCAGCCGCTAAAGCAGAACAACTCGGTGCTGCCTCTGCTGTTCCGTTTACTCCTTATACGGTTACTACTGGCCTTGGCAGCGCACAGGTTACGCCTACTGGTGCTACGACTACTCTGGCTGCTCCGTATCAAACTATTGCAGAGCAGACAGCACAGCAGGCTGGTCAAGCCTTCGGTGCTATCAATCCTGCTCAGTCAGCACAGACTCTGTACGGTCAACTTGAAGCACTGCAAGCACCGGGACGACAGATTGAACAGAATCGTCTACTTGGTAGTCTTGGTCAAAAAGGATTGCTTGGATTTAGTCAAAATCTACCCACTGTTGGTGGTGCTGTCACTGGCGTTAATCCTTACTTCCAATCTTTGTTGTCTGCTCAAGAAACTGCTAGAGCTCAGAATGCATTGGCTGCACAACAATATGGTACTAGCGAAGCACAGCGTCAAGCCTCTCTAGGTACTTCCTTGCTGGGTGTTGGTACTGGTCTTGAAGCACAAGCAGCAAATCGTCTAGTACAGGCTGGAACACTTGGCCTTGACTTGACTAAACTTAACCAAGTTAACGCTGCTAATGCGTTGAAATCAGGGCTTGTTGGCCTTGACTTCCAAACTCAAATGAACCTTAATGCCGCTGATATTGAAGCTGCTCGACAGCGGCAACTTGCTCAAGCTGCTTCAAACACTGTTGGTGGCTTGTTTGGCACAGCAGGAGGTAGCACTGGCACTATTAGTAATCTACTGAATGCTGGAAGTAACTTGCTTTCAGCAGGATCAACATATAATACGATTGCTAATACACCTTTAGCAGCTGATATGACAACATATCTAAATCCTTCAAACATTTCTGATCTGTATGGCTACGGTCTATTTTAAGGAAAAATAATGGCAACTAACGATTACCAAATTACAAACACGCTGCTACAGAGTTTGTTTGGCCCTAGCCCAGAACAGCAAGCACAGGCTTATCAGCAGGCTCGTGATCAGCAAGCATTGCAGATGGCTCAACTTACCCCCGGTCGTGGTGCTGTGTTCGCCGGCTCACAGATTGCACAGGATTTAGGCAAGTCTGCTGGTGAACTAGGGGGCGCTGTACGCCGTGGTGTCTTCGGTATTGAGACGCCTAAAGAGATTGAGGACAATGTTGCAAACCAGATTAAAGCCAAGGCTCAACCACTTTTGCAACAAGGTGATGTTGCTGGCTACGCTGACTTTCTTGCTACTGAATATGCAAAGGCTGGTTTGACTGATCGTGCTGTGAGGGCTAAGACTGCTGCTGAACAGTTTACTATGCAACAGAAAGAACAAAAAGCAGGATTAGAATTAAAACAAGCACAGGCGAGAAAAGCAACTGCTGAAGCAGGTAAATATGAGTTGTCTATTCAACAAGAAGAAAAACTAAGAGCAGAACTACAGCAGTTAGGCCCAAATGCAACAGAAGATCAGATTATTGCTGTTGTTACTAAGTACGGTTCTCCTGATAAGGTTCTTGAACTTCTTCAAAAGAAAGAAATGGCTAAACAAAGCAGAGCTGAAAAAGCTGCTGAAAGAGCCAAGAAAGCAAGTATGTTGCCTTCGTCTTTGCAAAAAGAAGAAGACAAAGATTTGGCATCTATTGATTCTTACGATGCTCAAGCTGAAGCACTAGGCCCATCTATTCAAAATCTTACTCCAAACAACGCCGGTGTAAGAAAACTGCAATTAGGGCCAGTACAGAACTCTAAATATTTAGCTCAAAACTTAGCAGGCAATTCTACAGAGGAAAGTCGTGCTTTTGAAGCGCTTAAATCAGCAGTAGATACCGCTGTTAACTTACAGGTTAGCGCTGAAAAAGGTGTACAGACTGATAAGGATGTGTTGCGTTTCGCTAAAGCACTTATCGGTGCTTTTGGTAGAAACGATACTCAAGCAACTCTTGAAGCCCTTCAACGCTATAAAGAAGCAATTGATAAGGCAAAAGAAAGAACTAAAGCAAGGCTGGAGTCACGGAGAAAGTCTCAAAATGTTGAACCGTACTATGGCAACATCGCACCTCCATCTCTAGCAACACCAACAATTACACCTGCTCAACCTCCGGCCGCTGCTCCGCAAGGTCAAGGTGCTGTTATTCGTTTTGGACGAGACGCTAACGGAAATATTGTTCCTCTAGGGGGAAAGTAACATGAGAGTAGAGTTTAACGGAACTATTTATGAGTTTCCTGATGATGCAACTCAACAAGAAATTGCTCAAGCATTAGGAAAACTAGCGCCTCAAGCACAACCAGCACCTACTCAAGCACAGCCACAAAAGCGTGGAATTGGTGCTGAGATTGTTCGTCAACTAGGTCTTACTGGTAGGGCTGTTTATGAAGCGTTCACTTCACCAGCAACCACGGTTCTTGAAGGCATTAGCGGCGCTTATAACTTAGGCGCTCAAGCACTGGGATCTGAAAGCAGGATGCCTTCGTTTGCACAAGCACAGTCGCAGATGCTTACTGAAAGGGCCGGTCTTCCTGTACCAGAAACAGCAACTGAAAGGGCTGTACAGTCTGGTGTACAAGCCATGACAAGCACTGCTGGACTAGCCAAGGCTCTTCCTAAAGTAACATCACTTTCTGCTGATCTACAGCGTCAAATCCCTGCTGCTGCCGCTGCTGGTCTTACTGCACAACCAACTGCAGAAGTAGTTAAAGAAGTTACTGGTAGCGACTTAGCTGCTGCTATCGCCGGTATCGGTGTTGGCGCTATTGCTGCAGGCGCAACTGGTAAAACAATTAATTCGATTGAGCAAGGTAAAACACCTCTTTACACAATCAAAGAGATTAAAGAGAGAGCAACTCAATCTTACAACGCAATGGATCAAGCCGGTGTTACTTTAAATCCAAAAAGCGTAAGCAAGATGATTGGCGATGTTCGCACTGCTCTTGATGATGCTCGTATGGTTGAAGGAACTGCGGAAGCCGATGCCTTAAATAAGAGGCTTGTAAAGCTTCAAGCAATTGTTGAAGATGGTACACCAATTACCTTTAACAAGTTAGATGTAATGCGCAGTATTGTAAATGATCTTCGCACGAGTACAGACGATCAAGTAAAGCGTCTTGCTAATGTTGCTATTACAAAGATGGACAACTATATTAGTAATTTGTCTGGAAAAGATGTTATTGCTGGACGAGAAGGTATTGACAAGGCAGTTGCTGCCGTTACTTCCGCTAGAAAAGACTGGAGAAACGCAAGTCGAGCAACTATCCTTGAAGACGCTTTAGATGTTGCTGCTGCAAAAGCACTTGATCCAAAAGCATCTGAAAGCGAGTTGATTAGGCGTGGTTTTATCAACATTGCTTCAAACAAAGATAAAATGAATCTATTTAGTAAGAGTGAACAGAATGTTATTCGCTCTATTGCTAAAGGTGGCCCATTAGATTCTCTGCTTACCTTTGCTGCTCAGTTTAGCCCATTGCGATCAAAACTGGCTGCTGCAGGTTACGGTTATGGAGCAACACAGAATCCTTACATTGCCGGTGCTGTAGGAGGTACTGGTCTTGCTGCTGATGTTATTCAAGGCGCTTTGCGTCGTAGATCAGCGCAGCAAGGTGTAAAACAAATTGCTTCTGGAGCAACTCAACTTCCTCCTGAAAACCTAGCATCTCGTGGACTTTTGACAGGTTCACTAGATATACCGCTGGGGCCTTAATGTCTGACCCAATCGTTAGCGCTGCCAGAACCGCTGTTGCTGGCATCAGGGAAGGTCTAGCCGTTGGTAAAGAGATTGAAGAACTCGGTAAAGACATTGCCGAGTTAGGCAAGGCTGACCTCAAGGCTAGGGCTGCTTATAGGCGTAAACAGGCTGTACGCAAGCCTGATACGCACTTCTTTGAAGCCATTGATGAATGGAAACGATTCAGAGAGATTCACGATATGCGTCAAGAAATGATTGACGAAGTAAAGCGTAGATACGGTCAGAGGGCTGTTGACGAAATTAACAGCATAGAAGAGCGTATGAAGAAAGATTGGGAAAAGATTTATAACGAAGATGGACACGACAGGAAGAAGTTATTCATGTTAAAAGTCTACTGTTTCTTACTAGCTGCGATCATCACGGCTATTTTGTGGATTAACGGAACTATTAGAGCAATGTCGGAGGCAATGTAATGTTATCACTTATCTCATCAGCAATTGGTTTCTTCGCCTCTGGCTTGCCTAAGGTACTAGAGTATTTTCAAGACAAGGCTGACAAAGCCCATGAACTTAAACTTGCTCAGATGCAGACTGAGCGTGAGTTGCAACTAGCCAAGGAAGGCTTTATTGCTCAGGCTAAGATTGAAGAGATTAAAACTGAGCAGATTGCAATGCAGACCGATGCAGAGCGTCAAGGTGCTGCATTAGAGCATGACAAGGCTATCATGGCTCGTGCGTCTACATGGGTAGTTAACATGAACGGCATTGTTCGTCCTGCAGTTACCTTTATCTTTGTTGTTGAGTTGGTACTGATCAACATTGCATTGGCTAGTTGGTTCATGTTCTCTGGTGAAGTAAAGTCTGTAGAAGACATGGTTAGAGCAAGCGATGTTATCTTCTCTGAAGATGAAATGGCATTGCTCAGTGGAATCATTTCTTTCTGGTTTGGAAGCCGTCAGTGGGGTAAGAAGTAGTGCAGACTTCTGACAAAGGCATCCATGTGATGCACCAGTTTGAAGGTTACAGAAACAAGCCATATCTTTGTCCTGCTCATATCTGGACTGTTGGCTGGGGTGAAGTCTTATACCAAGATCAGATCCGCTTGCCGATGGTGCGTAAAGAAGGCTACACAGGCTTAATTAGAAAAGAGTATGCTCTTAAGCCTGAAGATAACAGAGTATGGGATAAGGAAGAACTGAAGAAAAGGTTTAAGAAGTTACTAGGCTCTTTTGAGCGTGGTGTTCTTAAACTTGCACCGAACTTAGCAGGCAACCAAGGCTTATTTGATGCTTGTGTCTGCTTATCTTACAACATCGGCTTAGGCGGGTTTCAGCGATCAACTCTGAGGCAGCGTATACTTCGTAATGAAGACCCAGAGAAGATTGCTGAAGGTTTTATGATGTACACCAAGGCTGGTGGTAAAGTGCTGCCGGGACTGGTAAAGCGTAGACAAGCAGAGGTTGCTTTATTCTTGGAAGACTAACTCTTCTCCCAAGTAAACATCAGCCTTACTATAAACAAGTCTACAACTACATGGTTTAACTCTGAGTCGTCATCGTAGACATACTCAAAACCGCACATACATCCACCAATCAGACTCAGAGTTATTTGCATATAGTTTCCTTAGATTTCACAGCTTCCAGAAGTACACGCTAACATCTGCGCTCCTTCAACATTGTCGTCAGCCTCAACTAGTTCTTCCCAGTTGATTGTTGCTGGCATCTTCGACAATAGTTCCTCGTACTGCTCTTTGGTGCAATCCTCATAAGGTGCTTGACGATAAGTACCGCCATCGTAAGGCAAGAAGGAAACACCAGAGACTTCATCGAAGTTCTTCCACACCCAAGCGCCTACATCCATCCACTCATGTTCTTTGACAGAGATGGTGACGGAAGGCTTATGCTCACACCAGTGACGCTGATACATCAACCACACATCTAGGTGATCAATAGCGGTCAAATCCTCACGCACACGAGCGCCATCAGGTGACTTCTTAGGGAATGAGAAGACAGTAGTTGATTCTGGACGCATTACACAATCTTCAGCAGGGATGCCTGCATTGATCAGAAATTGCGTGAGAGGATCTTTCTTATCACCCCGAACACGGCGAATATAATAAGGGCTATGTCGAGTGTGAATACCAGAGGCAGAATCAACAAGCTGACTGACAGTACCAGAAGGTTTGACGCAAGTGATCGCAGCCGACTGAGGGATTCCCAAAGTAGTTGCAAACTCAGCATTGACTCGAACGGCTTCATCACGCATTGATTCAAGATGCTTCTTAGTTTCGTCACTTACTTCACCCATCCATTTATTATCAAGAATACCGGTCAATGACACACCCAGCAGACGCTCTTCTTCAGTGTTCTTGCTCCAGACCTTACGCAGGTATGGGAAGTGCGTCAGAGTTGACTGGAAAGTACCCATGATGGTAGCGATACGCACCTTACGCAGTAGAGACTCAGGCGTATCAGTGGAGCGTACAACTACCTCTGTCAGGTTACAGAACTGATAAGGACGCAGGATGATCTCTGAGCAGGGGTTAGTACCGAAGTCATAGTTGACATCACGGCGACCTAGTTTTGCTACCGTAGACTTTGCGGCAGCACGACTAAAAATACCACGCTCACCAGAATGGCTATGATACAGAGAAGTCCACTCATCCAGATATTGCCCAATATCAGGCTTAGCAAGATAAGTAGCAGAATTGTTCGCCAAAGCACGCTGACCATTTTGTTCCCACCAAGCACCTGCCTTAGCATGGCGCATCTTGTCATCTTCAAGGTCAGACAGACTAATCATTGCCGAGCGTCTGACACCACCCACAACAACAACTTCCCCGATTTTGCAGAGAATATCGTGACACTCGAGGGAAGACAGTTTACGACCAGCGGCCCCCTTGAATTTTGAAATACAAAACTTAAAAAGTTCTTCCAATGGTGCAGGGCCTGATGCCCTTCCACCAAATGTCTTAAGTCGTGTTCCTGCAGCTCTGATGCGAGATAGGTCGTACTTTGCAATTTCGCCAGAGTATAGTAGAGCGATGAGTTGACGAAGAGATTTTGCCCACCCCTCTTTGCTATCAGGAACGCTGATAACAGTTTCACTATCAAACAACTGATCAGGCACTTCAGGTAACTGATTAACATACTTCTGCTCCACAGAGAAGCCTACACCAGTACCACACAACAGAATGTACATGGCCTCATCAAAGGCTTTAGGATCGTCAATAGGAAGGTAACTACAGTTATAAACAGCGGTGTTGTCACGCTCTGCAGCCTTACCAGCAGTCATCAAGGCACGCATGGAAGGCATAACTTCAAAGTTAAGAACAGCCTGCTCTAGTTCAGCACGAAGTTCTTTTGTCAAGGCATAATTATTGTTCTTCTTGAGTTGTTCTTCAAGGAAGTCAAAGTATCGTGCAACAGTCTCAGGCCAATGTTCACGACGCTTTTTGTCATTCAGAAACCGAGCATAGCGGCTCTTAGCGATAAAGCTGGAATAGCTGTCTAGTTTAGTCATTAAGTTCTCTTTCTAGTTCTTCGTAATTTTCTTCAATTTTGTCTGTAAATCGTTCCACTAGATCTTCTGCTGTGATGTTTAACACCTCCAATAAAGTTATTTCGTCCAGTTGCTTTAGTCTACTCATAACATCAGTTAAAGTCAATGGCATAGTTCCTCCAGTGCAAGTGTCATAGATGTCTCCCAGTTGTCATAAGGTTCATTGTAAATACAAGTAACGCTGTCATACCATGAAGTCTTAGGCTGCTTTGGAAACCATCTCCAACATAAGTTATCACCGTTACCGACTAAGCCATAAGTTTTAGTACCAACACTACCTGCCAAATGCAATACTGCGCTGTCAATGGCAATAACCGCTTTTAGCTGTTGAATCGCATCAGCGGAACCTGCCATGCTATCACAATTTAGGTGTTTAGTCAAGAAAGTATTTTCCATTTGCAGAGAAACAATGTCGGCAGTAGGGAATTTATTGACAACTTTCTCAACCAGTTCATGCGGTATCTTCCTGTACTTATGATTCCAAGAGTTATTGGTTGTATACCATTGAATACCTATTTTATCATTCTTTTCTGTAATGTTTGGATTGGCAAAGTAGCCTTCTGACTTGTAATGTTTGTCTGTCCAAGTTTTAGGAAACAAGCCATGCTCTAAAAGAAGCGCTGGCAGGCTCATCATTTTAATTCTTATGCTGCCTTGTTCAATTCCTTCAGGCTTGTGCATGGTTCTATAGCCTAGTCTACGCACCAATGAAACCAGTTCACGCAGACACAAGACAGTGATAGAGGCAACACCTAAGTTTTCTAGCAATGGAATAAACCTAGAGAACTGGATGATGTCGCCTCTACCGCCTTCATGGTCTACAACGATGTGTCTGCCTTTGACAGGTACACCGGGATGCCAGATCATTGACCTTGTGTAGGAGTTGCGATCACCGTTACCGATAGGATACTTATTAGGAATCCTATGCTCTAGCATTTGGAAGCCTCTTTCGTAGTTTCCAGCGTAGAGTGCTTGATATGCTTTACGCAGTTCAGGAATGACTGCGTTAGAACCCATCGCCATCAGTCTTCTTTGATCCTGTCAACGACTAGTTGTGCATAGCCGGAAATGTCAACCCAAGAGTCAACATAGTCTTTATCGCCATTGACAATCCTAGCAATCTTGTTAGCGATCATGTCAAGGCTTTCACGCTGAAACTGATACAACTCATCCCAGTTAGGATTCTGGCGAAGAACATTCTTGATGCGTTGGCTGGTGTCAGAGACATCGCCGTAGTCACCGTAGTTCTTCTCACGCTCGTTAAGAACAGCACGAATACCTATCTTTTCTTTTAGCAGTTCGCCTAAATGCTGAGTGTTTGCCTTCGTCCACTCTTCAGGGGTTACATCGTTCAATCGTTTAATGTCCACAGTAAAAGCCTTATCAAAGAAGTAATTTATGTTCCAGAGGTTAACCGGCTGCATTGACTATTTTAACACTTTCTTTCACAACTTTGGTTGACTTAGACCAACTACCGCAATCAGTGCATTGGTATCGTTGATATGTGCCAGTAGTTGTATAAGCAAATCCACGCTTCTGGAGTTTACTAGAACCACAAGTAGGACAGCCATGACCATCAAACAGGTTATGGTTAGGGTGGTTCTTAATCCAAGGCAATACCTTCGCATATACTTTCTCTAGCAGCAATACATCTTGCTTGTTGTACTCTTCCATCTTGACCCAAGCATCTTTGTCTTTGTTCATACACTTGACCCACAGTGTATAACCTTCATGCTCAGTTTTCTTTCCTAGTCCCAATCGTTGAGCAACATAGTCTAGTTTATTACTAGGAAAACGAAACTGCTGACGCACAGACTTTAGCAAGTCAATCTGCTTGTATGGTGCTGGTGGCGGCAGCGAGTGAAGCAGAAACTCTTTGTTCAGCGTAGGAATGTCAAACTTAGATCCGTTGTAGTGAACAACTGCGTCT